GCTGGTGAAACGCTTATTAGCGAAATCGGGCGTCTTAAGAAAGAACACAAAGAGGCTGATCGTTTCCTACGTCAATCTGAAATGCAACTTACTATGGCAGATCAGTTGTACAACAACGGTTTGACAGACAAAGCTATAGCTAAGGCTGACCAAGCACAGGCATCAAAATCAAAAGCCGCAGAACTGTACGCTGGTGTTGCTGCTGATACTTCTAAGATGTACGTTCAACTTGAGAATACGAAACTTGGTAAGGACGCTACTATTGAATCGGCACGGATTCACGCAGGCGCGAGCGAACGTTCTGCAAGAATATCGGCAAGTAAACCTTCTGCGCAAATGGAAGGGGTAAAGATAAAAGCCGATGAGATAAGACGCCAAAATCCAGATATGCCCGAAGCACAAGTAAGAGATAAGGCGCTGAAGGAGTACCTTGCCCAAACGAAAACCGGCATGGGCGGTGTCGATGCACGGATCGAAGCTACTGCACGCGAGAAAGCGGCGAAAGACTATAGCGAGGCTATTGGGCCGGGCGGCGCAGCTAGAAAAGAATATAACGAACTTAAGAAAAAGGGTACTCCTGAGCAGGTCGCAGCATTTGAGGAGAAGCTATTTAACAAATACCTCGGCATGCACACTGGGGAAACTCCTCAATCCGCACCGGGGGCAGCAGCGCAACCTGCGCCGAATGCACCTGCACAGCAAGCAGCACCTGTGGCTGTGCCACCTCAAGCTATAGATATACTAAAGAAAAACCCATCGCCGCAAAATATTCAATATTTTGACCAGACGTTTGGGCCGGGGGCGGCTGCTCGTGCTTTAGGAAGATAACATGGCAAATCCATTCGCTCAGTTTGCTCAACCGCAGGAAGAGCAAAACCCGTTTGCGCAGTTTGCCCAACCAAAAGAAGAGCCAAACCCCTTTGCACAGTTTGCCCCAAAACCTGAAGAAGAAGGGTTCATAACTGGGCTGGGTAAATCCATTTACGGCGGCGCAAGAGACACCGGGGGTAGCCTCTACTCTGCCGGTGCTACTGCTGTAGGAGCAAACCAATCCGTAGTCGAGTCAGCCCAAGCTGCTGCCGCGCGTTCGCCTGAGCAAGCCAAGGCACTACAAGCGTACCAAGCTGACATACAGAAGCGTAAACAAGCAGGTGATGAAGGTCTCTGGGCGGGTATTAAGAACGTAGTAGGGGCTACAGTCGATAACCCCGAAGGTGCTTTACAGATGGTTGTGTCCCAGCTACCTAACACTGCTGTGGCTCTAGGTGCGGGTGCGGCGGGTGCTGGTACTGGTGCGGCTATAGGTTCTGTAGTCCCCGGGGTAGGCACGGCTATTGGCGGCACAGTTGGGTTCTTGGTCGGCTTATTTGGTGCAAATACCGCGCTCGAGCTAGGTAGCAAAGCCCAAGAAAAAGCACAAGATGGTAAGTTCACCGACGCCGAACGCTACGAAGCAATGCAAGAAGGTGTAAAGAAGGGGGCAACTATCACTGCCGTCGATGCTGCAACTTTTGGTGCTTCTAAATGGGTTATGGGTGCGGCTAACCGAGCGGTAGAGACTGCCACGGTACGTAGTATTGAAAGCGCTGGAATCGACGCTGCTAAAGCAACCACTTCTATTAAAGAAGCTCAAGCCAAGGCACTAGAAGCAGCCGCTGGTCAAAGCAAAGAAGCTACTACCGCAGCCGTGGAAAAAGCAACTGTTGAAGCTATGGCTAGAGAAGGGCTTACTGACCCTGCACTTGTAGCTTCGATCCGTCAAGCTCAAGCTAAAGCACTTGAAGGCGTAAACACGGTGGCTAAAAAAGCTGGTCGAGGCGCTGCGGGTATGGGGTTAGAGACTGTTGGCGAAGGTCTTGGTGAATACTTGGGCGAGTACGCCGCTACTGGTAAAGCGTCGCCGACTGAAGCGGTTATGGAAGCATTGGCTGGACTCTCTATGAGCGTAGCCGAACTGCATGGTGCAACAAAGCTCGACAAACCCGGTGCGCTGACAGGCGGCACTAACGCTATTTACTCGCAGTATTCCCGTGCGCTTGACGACCAGTTAAAAGCTGAAGAAACAAAAGTAACAGAGCAACTGACTGCGCAGTTGGGTAGGCCCCCAACAGAGGAGGAACTCAATGCCAAGCTCGACCAACTATACGGTAAAGGTGCTGGAACTGGAGGTGGAGAAGCTGGAGCTAGCGTTCCAACTTCTAGCGGCGGAGCCCCCGCAGGAGATACCACAGGAACTAGAACACCTGTCGGAGAAAAACTGGGTACAGATACTGGAGTTGCTGGCGGGGCTGGAGTGGGAGCGGGAACGCAGCCAAGTACATTAGCGCCCGGCATCAATATAAACCCCATACCCTATGAATTTCAGTCACAAGCTGGGCAAGGTCAACCTGTTGTAAAAAATACGGGCGAAAATAACATAATCGACTACAGCGGCAGAAAGATTGTTCTTGTTGATATAAACGGTGTGCAAGTGCCGTTCTACTTAAGCACTGGTAGCGGCGGCAAGGTAGATGTACCTGCGGGTAAATGGTATCCATTCTTTGGCATCGGTAGTGATGGTTGGATAAACAAAACCGGTGGTAAGGAAATGGCTGGGTACTACGGCAGTGAGGTATTGCGAAATACTGCTGCAATGTTGGACAGCACCATTGGAGATATTCGTAACGACAGTTCTATACCAAAGGTAGGTAGGACTGGCGCTCATATCGACGCAATTAATACTGGTTTTACCCCTTCAGAAAATGGAACTAATGCCACCGAAACCACAGTGCGTAGCAATATCGCTAATCTGTTGAATCAGATTGACGACAAAGGGTTACTTAACAATGGGTTAGCCGACCTAAAAGCTAAAAAGACTGAAGCTCAAAAGATTGCCCAAACTAACTTTGATGCCGCGCTTGACCAAGTGGGGGAATATTCTTCTTTGGAAGAAGCATTAGATTCCTACCGCCAAAACACAATTGATACTCTCATAGACAACGGGGAAAAAGATACCGACGTTCTTGATGCTGCTGGCGATGCGTTTGACAAGATGGTTAGAGACTATGAAGTGCCGCAGAAAACGACACCAGCTATCCGAGTCACCCGCTATAAAGATGGCACTTATGGGTTGGACTGGCTAGACCGTGGTGGGCGCCCCGCACTTGAGCGCACGTTCCCAACCGAAGAAGAGGCCCGTGCAGCAGCAAAATCAAAGTTCCCCGAAGAAGTACTTCAGAAAGATGTTTACAGTTGGGGAACCAAGCAAGAAGCACCAGTCAAAGAACAACAAGCCCAATCAAGCGGTGAACTGGATACCGAGGCGGTAATAGCTAAACTAAATGAAGAAGGTGTACCCCGCCCCTACAGTTCTGCGGTTAAAGCATTGCAGCAGGGCGATGAAATTTATGCATTTAACGCAGACAATTTATTTGACTTAAACCCTGATACCGTAGAGGATTTACGGCGGCTTAACACCCCCGAAGAAATAAAAGCTGCGGCTAAAGATGGCTTTCGTATTTTTTCAATTGATACAGAAGTTGGGAATAAAGCCCGCTCCGATACCCTCACAGTCAGTATGTTTGATTTAGTGGTTAAACAAGCGGCCTTGCGCAATAAAAATGGAACTGCTCCTAAGCCTACAACCGCTAAAGGCAAAGAATTTATTAAGTTGCAAGAGCAAATAGATGCATTGCAGAAAGAGCTAGCGCAAAACGGCCCGACTGGTGAAGCGCCGTCGGTATTGCCCGCACGCGAAGAGCCACTGCCACAACTAGCAGGAATGCACCCTGAGACAGCAACTGCAATCCAAGAGAATGACATTACCAGTGCGTTAAAAGCAATGGCGCGTAATACGTCAGGGTTCTTCTCTGAGCTTGCAAAGCGTTTAGCAGAACTCAATTTGAATGCGGGCATCAGCTTTGATAACGAGCGCAATCTGGTTCGGCGTGCAATTGACCTTAAGACCACGCAACAACAAAAACGTTTATTTACGTATATACGGGTAACGTATCCGACCTATTACGATAAGTACTTCGAGAATTACGACCGCGAAGAAAACCTTGAAAAAGTTGATGCCGGTTTGCGGGCTATCTCTAAATTAAACCTTGGCCCCGTTATCGATGAGTACAACGAGGTAGTAGAACAGTACGAAAAGAATATCCCCGGACTTACTGCGCCCGGCGCGTACTTCCCTCAGTTTAATGAAGTTACGTTAAACACCAAGACCCGCACAGGTACAGGTAACCGAGTCATGCTGCATGAGGTTGTGCATGCGGCTACTGTAGCTATGCTGGCAAAGGACACGACCAAGTTAACGCCCGAGCAGCAAGAAGCGGTACAAGCCTTATGGGACATGTACAGATACGCCGAAAAGGTTCTGCCACCCGGTCATTACGGCATGACGAACATCTATGAATTCGTCTCCGAGGTATTTACTAATAAGAAATTCCAAGACCAGCTAAGAGTCATACCCTATAAAGTAAAAGGCCAAAAGGGTGGGCTGCTTACTGCGTTTATCCAAAAGGTATTGGACTTGTTTGGTATGAATAACCTTGCCTCAAGCGCAATGGTTCAAGCAGAAAAACTTTTCTCTGCGGAAGTGCCCAGCACTACTGCTTCCTCGGGGCCAAAGTTTGCTAGAGGTAAACGTACTCAAAAACCTAGAGGGCCTATATCTACACCAGATACGGCTCGCACTGCCGAAAGTGTGGCGCGGACTTATATAGACGTAATTAACGATGCCATAAAGGGGCGTATCTCATGGGATGAAGCCCGTAAAGAAATGTCTTCAACCTTGTGGAGTGCAGAAGGCGGCAACGTCAGAAAAGCTATGCTTGGCTTTTTAAACTTACGCCAACTTGCTGATGTAACAGCCACAAAGTTTCCACAGTTGACCGGCGCGATTAAAGTTATTGAGCAGATGCTTTCTTACCGTGGCACAAAACTTAAACGTGCTGAAAGCACTACAGTTAAGTGGGTAGCCGCGCAGCGCAGGGATCCGCAGATGTCGGCTCTGATGAGTCGGGTAATGCTGGAAGCAACAATGCGTGGCATCGACCCCGATACTGCTAAAGCAGGCACGCTTAACAAGCCGCTCCAAGATGCATGGGATGCGCTGGATAAAGACTTTAAAGAGATCTATCGTGAAGTGCGAGACTTCTATGCCGACTCGGTTAAAGACATGGTGGATACGTTAAAAGAACGTGCAAAAGCACACGGCACGCCTACTGAGATTGCGCAGCGCCTCAAGGATATTGACGCCCAGTTTGGCCCAGATAAATTGGTTAAGCCTTACTTCCCACTACGCCGTTTTGGAGACCACTGGTTTCAAATTGGCTCGGGCAACTTTAAAGAGTTCTACACCTTCGAGAGTCGCTCGACACGCGACTTGACAATGAAGAAGCGCATCAAAGAACTTGCGGCGGGGAACAAGCAGCAGCAGTCATTGGCGGAGACTGTGCATTCTGGAAGCGGGACATCAGATTTATTTTCGTCTATGTCCACGACCAAAGTCATTCAGGATGCGCAAAAGTTAATAGACAACATTGGTAGCAGTCTAAATTTAGCCACCGAGACTGGAGCTTCGGCGGCGGCAAAGCTCAAAGACGAGATGAAGGATACGCTTAACCAACTGCTGTATATAACACTGCCGCAGACCAGTATGCGTAAGATGTTCATTAATCGTAAATCCGTACAGGGTGCAAGTGAGGACATGTTGCGAGTGTTTGCGACCACTGCCGTGCACAGCGCTTATCAGCAATCACGACTTAAGTATGCGGAAGCGTTTCTGGGTAACTTGGTAAACGCACGCGAGTACATTAAAAATTTCCCTCCTGCAAGACAAGCTATATACGATGACTATATAAAAGAGGTAGAGGCACGTACTAAAACTATTTTAAGTACCGAAGACACCAGCACTGCCGCAAAGGTGGCGGGTAAGCTGTCTGAGTCTACGTTCTATTTCATGCTGTCGGCGCCGTTCACTGCAATGCTCAACATCATTGGCGCTACCACTATTGCTATGCCGTATATAGGCGCACGATATGGCTACGCTAAAGCAAACGCTTTGATGTTAAAGAATCTAGGTAAGTACACAGCTACCGCACCGACAAGAACGTTTGCACCAATGGCGGCGGGTAAGTTCTTGGAAGTGCAGTTCCCATCTATTGTCGAAGGCGGCAAGCTTACACCTACCCTTCAACGTGCAGCGGACTTGTTTGTAGCTGACGGTGACATCACCATCTCTCTAACTAACGATATAAACAATTTAGCCGAGCGCCCATCCGGTCTGTATACCGGCAATTACGAAAATGTAAAGAAGGCGCTGTCAGGCTTATTCCACCAATCAGAACGCTTGAACCGCGAAGTTGTCTTGATGACAACCTTTGAGCTTGCGTATGAAAAGTTTAAGAGCGCGGATAAAACAGATTTGCAAGGTGTCATTGAACGGGATAAGACAACTGGTCAGCCCATAAAGTACACCGAAGCAGAAGCGTTTGAAGCGGCTATTGCTGAGGCCCGTGAAATAGCTGGACAGACGCTGGGCGATTTCAGCCGACAAATGAAGCCAAGGTATTTCACCTCACCTTTAATGAGTGTGCTGACCAAGTTCAAACAGTATGCAGTGATTGCTACATACGTAGTAATGCGCAATCTGTACCTATCTCTTGGTGCGCCATTCTCTAAGAACGAACTTAAAGAGTTCCGTGCGCAGTTGGAAAAAGATCTTAAAACTGATCCAGATAAAGATGCAATCATCACGCAGCGTATAGGCGAAATTGAATCCCAACGCCAAGAGTTGTACAAAGAAGCCCGCCGCCGTATGGCAGGTATCTTAGGCATGACATTCTTGTATGGCGGTATAGAAGCTATGCCGTTCTTCTCTATGCTCGGCCCCATAATGGCTATGTTTGCAGGGGGTGGAGACGACGAGGAAGATCCAGATTTATTTGAATGGCATAGCTGGTTCCGTAACTACATGCAAGAAACATTTGGTGGTGCTACCGGGGCTATATTAGCTAGAGGCGCTGGTACGGCGATATCAGGCGGTGCTTTATCAGAGCGTGTAAGTCTTGACCTAAAAGATCTTTGGTATCGCGACGGTAGATACTCACCTGATGTGCGACAAGGTGTTTTAGAAACTGCGATTGCTAACTCTGGCCCTGTCGTAGGTTTAGGCATGAACTGGATAGACGCATATGGTTTGGCAAAAGAAGGTCAACTAGAACGCGCGTTTGAAAAGGTTTTACCTGCAATTGCTTCAAAGCCATTGGTTGGTGCCCGCATAGCTACAGAAGAAGGACGAACCCGTAGAGGTATAGAGTTGGCGGGGGACTTTTCTGCGTGGGAGATTGCACTGCAAGCGACGGGTTTACAGCCTGAACGTTTCGCCATAGCCCAAAAGAAAGCAATCGATGCAAAACTGCACGAACAAAAAGTAGATGCCGAAAAGACCGCTCTTCTTAACCGTTTATGGATGGAACGGGATACAGACCAAGAAGATCGTATATTGGATCAGATCGATGAGTTTAACGACCGCCACCCAATCAAGAAGATTACCGGCAAAACTATTCAAGATTCGTTCAAACAACGTGAGAAGAGTAAAGATATAGCCGAGGAAATGGGCGTGCAGTTAACTGATCCTAAGATGATTGAGGAAGTAGAACCGAAACTTAGGTATAAACCCTATAGCGTCTTTGGCAAGAACGAATAAAAAACCCCCGCACGTAGGCGGGGGGAAGGGGAGGTTTTTCGGAGAGAGGCAACCAACCTGTTGCCAATCATACTACTTAATTCGCCAGACCCGCAAGCCCTTAACCCCGTTTTCTATTACGGGCTTTATGGCAATCTTGAATCCTAGACGTTTTGCCACAACACGTATGTCCTTTTTCCCTTCTTCAATACGAAGACATGGGACAAAGAATGACCAACCTATGTGGAATTTGCGCCATGCTATGTTGTAAGGGACTCCATTAACTTGCATCTTCTTGGGTGTCGTCGGCTTGCACGGCGTTTATGTACACATCAGGGTCAAGGAAGTCGCCTTTAGAGCAGTCAAACACAAGGGCGTCAACGGCTGGGACGCCGCCAATCTTCGTGCCTTTTGCCATACGCTTCTTCACCGTACCAAGATATACACCTTGAGCAGTCAGGGAGTTGAGGATATCTTTGAGCGTTATCTGATGCTCCGAACACCACTTGCGGAACTTCTTAGCCCCAATAAATAACTTCTGCGTATCCGGCTCCATGCGGAGAATAAGCTCGCCGAACGGCTCGGCGATCGGCAGCATCTCAACCCCTGTACGTTTATCCACCTCATCGTTGATGACCAATGTATTGCGGCGATGCTCATTCCAAAACTCGCCAACGATGCTGGAGTGGCTACTTGCGGGGGGTTTGATCTCCTGCCGCATCTGCGAGAACTCGTTAAGCATCCACTTGAAGATGCGACCAACGTCAATGTCAATCAGCCCAAGGCGTCTTGCAAACAAAGCACCGGCAATATTGCACGCCGCTACACCCGACCAAAACCGCTCACGGTTGGTGAAGCTGATCTTCTTGTCAATAATAACTTGAAGCTCTTTGATCTCACGAATGCGCTCTTCCAAGTTCTCAACAAGATCGCGGATGTATATACGCCCTGCATGCCCGTAGTTGCTGTAAAGCTTAGGAAATATCTCGTCGGCTTCCTGCTTCGACAGCAGTTTGACCTCGGGCACTTCATACTCAATAACCCGCATTAACTCGCCGTCAGGGGTAGATTTCAATGTCTTAAGCTTATCCACGACCGAAGCATTAGAGCTACACAACAATATGGTCTGCCACTTGGCTTTGTTAAGACGCTCGGCGTTCTCATTTGATTTCATCCGTCCACGGCCTCGGCCTTGTGAAACAGCGTAGGCAAAGTCGCTGAACTCCTCTGCTGGCATCTTGGTAATCTCATCGCACCCCAAGCCAAGGTTGTTCATAACCCCCAGCCTGTGCAACCGCACGTTCATGGTGTCCCGCTGAATTAACATGATTTCCTCAGGATGCCCGTAGACGCTGTGCATAGCTTTGATCGCCGTAGTCTTGCCAGTGCCGGACTCGTTGTTAATCATGTTGATGATTGCACCTTTGAGGTGCAGGTGCTTCATTAGCGGTGCGCCAAATGCAGTGAAGAACCCAAACGCCATAGGCTCAAAGCCGGGGCGGTCGTACACATTGACTACGGACTTCCACTCTTCCAGCGTCCCCATCGGTATAAACCAATTTGACAACTCCTCTGTATAGCTAGAGGGCGGGCTGTAGCTGTCGCTAGTGACTCCGATCTCGGTGTCGCCGACCACAAACGCTTTGTTGTCGATTGTCCAGCCAAACTGTGACCTCATAATTTCTGCTCCTTCTCTGCATTGAAGTTCTTTTACTGATCTAACGATGTAGCCCATGATGGCATCCATCTGTTTCTTCATGCCGATAACACCGAACCACGCCAATTTCTCCCGTAGCCTGTCCGCAGTCAGCAGGTCAACTGCTGGCAGAGCAAACTCTTTTACGCCGTCTCTTGGGGTATGGAGTCGCATCCATATCACTTCGCCGCGCTGCGGGTCTTTGAGGCGTTTAACTACATACAGGTCATGCTCGTACACCAGCACGGCATCATCTTCATCCTTAGCCTTAACGTAGACCCCGCCGTTCTTACCTCTAAAGTATGGAAACGGGTACTCAGGAATCTTATATACGACTGGCTTTGCGGTTTCGGTTACGTATTCGACAGTATTGTCTTCCTCGGTTGCTTCAACAATCTCCGCGCCCAGCACGATGGGTGAAGTAATCTTGCCCTTGTGGGGGCAGTGGTCACAGCCTCCCGGTATCAACTCTTCAAACTTAGCGCAGGTGTACGGCCCCTTGATCTTCTGTACTTTTTCTTCTGTCCCTTCAGCCGTGTAGCTGGGGTGCTTCTCCGATACTGCATGTATAGCGGTTGCTGAGTCCACACAGAACGCTGGTATGGATAAGGTTGCCCTCCACTTTGGCTCGTCCGCAATATCCTGCTCACCAATCAATTTTGCCAACTGCAAACAACCAGTGCCCTTGGCGTTTTTTGCAACAATAACACTGAACCTGTGTTGCTTGTTACCCATCAGAGCACGTGTTAGCTCGTTAGCCTGAGAGGGTATGTGCGCAGGTGCATCGTCGTGGATTACGCCAAGGCATGCTTTGAACGCATCAAAATCAACTGGCTTGGAATGACAAATGACCGTTACATCTAAAGGCGGATCGCCCTTGAAGTTAAGCGTCTCCGGCATACGCAGTATGGACGCCGCATCTGATGTACGGCTTGGGTCAGCATCCAGCTTATGCTCATGGCACAGCACCTTCAGCCGCTTGGCTACAGGAGTCCAGTCCTGTCTGGTTACCTCAGTAGTCAAAGGCCAGTACACATGTAGCCCACGACCGGAGTTAACCATAGTCGGCTTTGGGAGGCCGAGTGTTTTGCAGAAAGACTGGAGCGCGGCTACGCCGTCTGCTTGAGTTGCGTAGGGTTTGTTTTCCCCGCAGTCAATGTCCAGCCAAAATGCTTTGACCGCCAACACATTGTCAGTCGATCGCGTCTTGTTAGTCTCATACTTTGCACAGCCAAAATACACATCGTAGTCTTTAGCCAGCAAGTCAGCGACTTCTTTTTCAACTTCTTCTAGTTCCCGAACAAATATTTGTTTGGGCAACCCAGTCTTTTTAAGACCTACAACACAGTACCACCCCTGTGGGGAAAGCACTGCTGATAACAATTCTGTCATTGCCGCCCCTGCATTGCGAAAAGATGGGCATCCTAGAGGCACAACAATGCCCCGTATTAGGATGCCCTGCCCGATTACAAACTGAACTTAGCCCGTTCAAGAGTCTCTTGGATCTTCAAAGCATGTTGCTTGCGGGGTATCCACTCGCCAACAAACCATTTGTAGATGGTCATCCTGCTTACTTTGAAGAACTCAGAAACGTCTTTAACCGGAATCTCTTTGGCAATGCAGAACCTACCCAGCATGACGCCGGGGCTATCCGTGCTCGCCTCTAAGTTAGCTCGGATGATTCTTGACATGTAGCCACGGTTGTCCATCGTCACTCGTCGTCAGTCCAGCTACTAATCACATCCTTGAAGTCCTTCTTAGGGGCAGGCTCGGCGTTCTTCTTGGATGCACGTTTTACAGGCTCGGGCACGTCTTCAACCTCAACTTCAACCATTACGGCTTTCATAGCAGGCTTGTTGGCTTTTACGCCATCAGTAGCGGCGGCAGTCTGCATTACTGCGGAACGGGCGGCGGGGGTATCACCTTTCTCTTTTGCTATCTCCCACTCTTGCTCGGTCAAGTACTTGACGGGCTTGAATGTTAGCTTGGGGGTATCGCTATCGCTATCAAGGCGCACTTCAGTCACCAAAGTGTTGATGCTCTTACCTTGAGCGCCAACATACTTGGCGTACTGTTGGAAAGGCATCTTGTCTAAATCGCCACGACCAAAGATGGACTTAGAAGGCAACACCAGTTGGAACACATCGCCGTCGATATCGTCGGCTAACAAAACTGCTAACCGCTGCTTGAAGGTGCAAGCACGGGAATCCCCTTGGCCTGAGCCCTTGATGTTTTGGGGGCAACCCTCGCAGGTCTTGGCTTGAGGTTCTTCGACTGACGCATCGGGTGCATCGCCATCGTTAGACCAGCAGTCAGGTGCAGACGACTCGCCAGCTACGTACTTACCGGCATAGAACTGACGGGCAATTTTTCTGCCGCCGTTGACGATCACGATATTCATTGCGCGACCTTCGTTCTTGGTAATCTCTTCGCCGTTGACCATCATGCGGAACACACCGCCACGGATAGAGATACGCTTAAGGCCGGTGTTACCAGCCAGTGATTTGGTTAAGTCATCCATACCTGCACGTTTGAGGTATGCGGGGATTTCTTGTTGGAACAAAGTTACTTCGCTCATGGCTACTCCTGTGGTTGAAAAATTACTTACGACGAACTGTTATTTCGTATTCACTATCTACATGCAATCCGGGAGGATGCACTTCGGGGTTTTCATCCAAAAACTCTTTCATACTAGTTTGGTGGATGCGCTTCTCCAACAGTCCCATAGCTCCATGCTCTTGCATAAAGTTATAGAAGCTACCCCAGTCATTAGTCCAGTAACGGTTTTTGACTGTGCGGTAGGCAATGCCTGCTGGTGAAGAAAAGCTAGTTACTCCAGTCTCCTTGGAGATTTCTACTAACTTGTGCTTGAGGGTCTGCATGTCCTCTTCAATCTGCGCAGTTTTATCTTTAAAGTCTTGGTACATCATGTCACGCTTGTCACGTAACTTAATGTACGTAGCGACTATCTGCTCTATGGGTATATCCATATCTCTCTCCTTTAATGTTTTTATTGCCTCGGGGTATTGATTATACCCTCTTTGTTGACTTTGTCAAGAGTTAATTTCGTTCTTGTACAAATCAATTATTTTTGCGTGGTAGTCCAGTTTGTTTTGAAGCATCTCATATAACTTAGCCTCGACGGGACTGCCCTCGATATGCACTACTGTTACAGGATTCTTCTGCCCTTGACGATGTACCCGTGCGTTAGCTTGCAGGTAGGTTTCGCTGGACGTAACTGGAGCGTACCATATCACTACGTTAGCCGCAGTTAGGGTTACCCCGTGCGCCGCCGCTTGTGGTTGGATTAGCAGTACTTTCGGCTCCGTGTTTTCTTGGAAACGTTTGAAAATATCAGTACGTTTGTTTACGGTTACGCTACCATTTATTATCTCCGCAGTGATGTTGTTCTTGTCCATAAACTCTTTGACGAGGTTTATGGCGTGGGTGTAGGGTATAAAAATCAATACCTTTTGCGCTGACTCTTCAATCACTTCTTGCAATACATTGAGGCGGGCGGACACATCAAATTCAATGACGTTCTTTGTATCTGTGTAGACAGCGCCGCATGCAATCTGTAGCAGCTTGTTTAGGTTAGCCGCCGCATTAACCGCAGACACCTCCTCACCCACTGCCGCAATAAGAAAGTCTTTCTTGAGTTGCTTGTAGTACTTCAACTGCTGGGCGCTCAATGGTGCGAAGCGAGAGGTGTGAGTTACATCGGGCAGGTCAAGACACTCCTTCTTGGTGAAGCGTATTGCTGGTTGCAGTAGCTCATGCACAACTGCTTCTGAGTTTGGCTTGGGTATCCACTTGAATCGGGTAAGTTGATACATCACAGACTCTCTGTACATGGTGTACAGGGTCGGCGCTCTTGCAGGGACACAAGCTTTTGCCAGCCCATACGCATCTAGCGGAGACTGTGCCGCAGGTGTGCCAGTCATCATCCATAGCCATGTAGTCGGCGACATGATGTACTTCAGCGTCTTGAACCGCTCGGTGCGAGAGTTCTTGTAGGCGTTTGCTTCATCCACGATGATGAGGTCAAAGCCGCCGTTCTTAATCTCTTCTCTCACAATCCCAACGCCATCAAAGTTGATGATGACGAATTCGGCAATGCCGTTGATGATCTGCTTGCGCTTGGCTCTGTCGCCGTAAGCTACGTTCACACTGCGGTGGACAGCAAACTTAAACAGGTCGGCTTGCCATGCTGACTGCATGATGGACAAGGGGCAGATGACCAGTATGCGGTTGATGACGCCCTGCTCTAATAGGTAGTCTGCCGCCCATATCGCTGACGCCGTCTTGCCTGTGCCTTGCTCGTTAAAGCAGAAGCCACGCTGGTGCAGGGTCAGGAACGATGCGGTTTCCTTCTGATGGCTCATAGGCTTATACAGTCCGGGCCACTCGTAGTCGCGCACGATGGGGGATGGTGCAGACTTGATACCAAGTTTGCGTAGGGCTTGCGCTTCCTTCAACCCCCAGTTGACCGCGACCTCAGTTACATCATCTTCCTGACTGATCGCGGTACTCTTCTCAATCGTTTCAATAATACGGCTCGGGTTCTTGGTGCGAACCACCAAGATTTTGTTGTCGATGATGTGCATTTATTTCTTCAGAATGTATTGATAGCCATAAATATTGGGATCGTTGCGCTCATGGAGAAGCCCTCGATCGTAGGTTTCATATGCAATAAGCCAATCATCTTGATTGTCTACTCCACGTATCTTGCTGAACCATACACCTTCAGACCCAAACAAAATCAACCATGCGGCACGGAGTTGTTCATTGGTCATACCCCGCGAGTAGTGCCCATGCACGGAGGCAAAGGGGGCGTAATCACCAAACCTAAATGCAGGTGAGTCCCCCGTATACAAAACCCCCCCAGCCGGTATTGTGATCGGGTTAAGAGTTCCGTTTGATGGTGTGATCTGCATTGCGTGGGTAACTGCGGTTGTCGGAAGCGGTTTTAACTCTGAGATTGCTACGGGTAGTTTTTCCCCCTTTTGATAGAGGAGTTTTATGATCCACATCTTTCCCATCTCCTTTGTGTACGACACCTTCGCGCTCCAACATGGCGCGGGCTTTGTTTCGTGCGGCTCGTTTCTTTTTGACAGCGGGTGTGCCGTCGTACTGCTCATACTCTTTTTTGTATGGGCGGGGTTTATTTACGTATGGCATGGTGGCTCCTTATGCTTTATTGCCAAATAACTCAAGCCCACTGGCCTGACTTTCCATCTTCGTTGCCAAATCCTTAAGTGCATTTGCATGGCGGCGTAAGTTGGTTGCGCTAGCCCCCTGCGCTTTAAATTTAAAATAGTAAGACAGGCCAAGGTCTGGGTTGAGTTTAGAAATATCTTGCGCTATCGACATAGTCATAGAAGTAGCGCAGTCGGTACAAAACATAAAGTCGTCTTTTTGACTATGGGGACGGAAGACAACTCCAACATCATTGGCGTACATAGGTTTATCACAGCAGGTGCATGTGTTATCGCCGTTATAAAAAGGGGTAGGGGTAAGACTCATTTCATTTCCTTCCGTTGTGTTCGCAGTCTATGACTGCACAAAATTTCCGACATGTGAAGTTAGGTTTGGGATTCCACATGTCGGACTCGTACGACTTTTCCAGTCGCTCTATCTCAGGCAACCACTTTTGCCAAGCCTCAGGCTGTTGTTTGGCAGTAAATGTGGCGGGTACTAAATCTTGGGCAACAAGGAACATCAGCACACACTTGATTGATTTGACCTGCGGGAAGTGCTTGAACGTCAGCAGCGACAGCAACTCCAACTGCTTGGTGTCGGCGTACTGACTGCTCCTGCCTGTCTTGTAATCGACGATACGTGCCTTGTCCCCGTTGATGATGAGTAAGTCAGCAACCCCACGGAACCACGCATCCTTAGCACTGAACCCACACGGCTCAAAGTCCTTGGTCAGCCCCATCTCGTACTCACAATACTTATCTCCGGGCAAGTCCTTTAAGGGGTCAAGGTGTTGTTGTATGAAAGCGTATTGCGGTGGAATCGGCGTTCCGGCCCCGATGTAATCTTCAGCGACTTTGTGTACCACCTTACCGTAGTCCAAGTGTGCTTGAGGTGGCTCGACAATATCCTTTGCCACACGCATGTGGTAATACTTGCGGGGGCATTGCTGGAACAGCGAGATGCTGGAGTACGACCATGTGTAGCTCATCAGTTAGCCTTTGAATTTTGTTGTAGTGCCATAGCTGTCTCCGTATTTAACTTCACAATCAAGTGGCAGGGTCTGCGCCCATTTTGGCCTCCATCGCATGCACTCTTGTACATATCGTGCGGCTTCTTCCTTCTCTTCTTCCCTAGCTATGCAAGCCACAGCATCGTGGACAGTTAACACAACTTGGTAGCGCTCGGCAACCTTAAGCATCTGCTCGCCAATCACGCACCGTGCCAACGCCTGACAGATATTCTCGACAACCTTACCGCCGTAGATACGCACAATGCCACGGCGGGTGGAGTAAATGTATTGCTTACGCCCACGCTCGTCAACCGCTTCCGGCCTCAAGTCCATATACTTTAGCGGCAAGCCACTGGGCATATCAAACCCTATCCCGGGAAGTACGTTAACCGCTTGAGGTTGCTTGCCAAATACAGAAGTCTTGAGCTTCTCGTCCGACAGGGCATCCAAGCATACATGCGCTTCTTCCCATAGGGCGGGTATATGGGAAAACTCATCCCGATAGGTTCTCAATACCTTCTTGCACCACTCTTCCGACAGGTCTACCCCAAATGCTCGTAGTTGCGCACGGAATTTGACATGTCCCATGCCGTAGCCGCAACCCAAAATGGTTGTCTTGCCTACAAACCGCTCTTCTTCGGTCACATTTGCAATTACTTGGCGGCGGTAAATCTTTGCCGCCATGATGCGGTACACATCCTCACCCCCTGCAAAAGCGTCTACCAAATCGTTTTGACCCGCTAGCCATGCCAGCACACGGGCTTCGATCTGCGATGAGTCTGAGTCAATTAGTACATACCCCTCAGGCGGCACAATGGCGCACTTGAGTTTCGGTGGGGGCGCACCTTTCTTACCTCTCGGCAGGTTCTGAAGGTTGAGCTTGTCGTCTCCACCCCATCTGCCTGTGTGGGCAGCGTAGTAGCGTAGCGGGACTGGAAGGCTACCGCGCTTTGCTATGTCAATGAATCTCTGAGTCCGTGTCTCCTCCAACGTACTCTTTGACCCCAGCCGTGCCGCTACAAGGGCTTGCACTTGCAGGTCGGGGTGATCCGCCAACGCCTTAAACCCATCGTCGTTCTTGGCAAGGGCGTACGTCATCTTGCCTGTGGTTGGGCTGATCTTCATAGGTGGCTCAACGCCTAAGTCTATGAGCATGTCGGCGAACTTGGGGTTCGACATCAGCGAGTCCTTGTCGGCACTGGCGGCGGCAATCAACGCTTCCTTTTTGTCCACCACATCGATAAGGTGTTGTTCCAGCAGTGGCAGGTTTAGTTGCAGGGTTGGTTTGGTAAACATCCGCAAGGTCAAATCAATGAGGCGCAACTCCTTGTTCTTGAAGCTGGCGCGGAGGATCTCAAAGAGTTGATACGTAATCTCTACGTCGTTCTTGCAGTATTCACCATACTGTTGCAGGTCAGCGGGGCTGAAATCACGGCGGCGCTTACCCATTGCCGCCACAACCTCATTGCCCTTTTTCCCTACGCCGTACCGCTCGGCGGCTTTTGCCAAGCTGTTGCCAACCTCAGTGCCATCAACCGCACGAAGCATAGCCAATGTGTCCATCAGCGCAAACGGATGGATACCGAAGTACCACGCCAATATTGCACCGTCAAACATCATGTTGTGGGCGACAACAAAGTACTTCTCCATTTCAAACTGGTCAAGCCAGTCCTTGGTCTCGCTCTTTGTGCCGCTAAACCACTGGGCTGGCTCGTCCCCAACTTTGACAGATATGCCAATGACTTCAAAGCGATCGTCACGGACGTACTCCTCTGTGGTCAGCTTACTCAGACTGAAGTCCTTGTCGTAGTAAGTCTCAAAGTCGATCGTAAGAAAGTTCATGCTTTGGTAAGTTCACGGTTGAGATACCAAATAGCTTTCTCTAAGTCTTGCCGTTTGTTACCTTTGTACTCGGCTCGGCTGATGTACTTCACAGCGTTACCCATGTTGTAGTTAAATGCCTTGGCTTCGATGAAGTCAATCGTCTCAATGCCGCCGGTCTTGTAATGGGCGGGGTGATTTACTGGGTCGGACGCAGGTTCTACCATAGTAATCAACTGAGAAGCCAGCGCATCCTTGGCGCTTTCGTCTAGCTTGTTAGTGTCTACCCACGCATACGAATACTCTTTCGTTGGCTTCAGTTCGGGTATTTTCTCGCCCCTCAATATTTTGGCTTTCTGTTTCGCATACTCCCCAATAGGTACGCCAATTTTGTTAGCCAACATTGCCTCGGATACAGTTACCGCGATCCTCTTGGGCATGTTCTTCCTAACCATATACACAGTCTGATATGTTGTGTCAAAACGGGCCGCAACATCTTTCAATGCCATGTTGGGGTTTGCTGTAAGGTAACGACGAATCTTCTCTGCTCGGCTTAATTTCTTTGCCATTTTTCTCTCCTGTTGTTAAAAAGGTGCTTGCTCTACTTGTTCAACGACTTGCTTTTTGTGTAAGTTCTCTAACGATTTGCCATTTACTCTGTGGAAAGGCCACCACGCCATCAGTTCCTTTTGACTCAAGATTTTTGGCGTGGTATCTGAGGTTTTGTTTGATGGCCTCTTTGGTTTTGGGGTCATAGCTTTCAAGCTCAAGGTGCCTTTGCATTTCTACGCTTTGTTGTAGAAACTTGCGTATCCACTTTATCCCGCCCAGCCTCATGTATTCCGTGTACTCGGTCGATGTCAACCGCATGTTCACCGCCCGCCCCGCTTCTGTTTTTTCTTTTGGCATCTACTTTCTCCTTCGCTATACGTTCCTCTTCTACCCACGCCGCCTCATCTGCGAGGTCTTCTTCAAGAGTAGGGTGTGGGTCGACGTTAGGAACGCACCGCCAACGTAATCTCGCCCGCATAGCCCTGACATCTGCTTCAGATATGTTTCTCGCAGAAATGTCTCCCAGCACGGCGCGTTTCATAAACTCCCCGCCGTCCATGCCTATCAAAGCTGCGTAGTCCAAAAAGGTTTTACTCTTAAAGAAGTAAACACTACGGATAGCGTTGGGATTAATATTTATTCGGTTATTACGCTCTTGGGTAGTTGGCCTAAGCGTTAAGTCTTTAATTGCTTGCGCAATGACAGCGGCTATCAACCGCGCACAACGCTGAGACTGGACGTCAATACCTTCTCTTGTAGACAAAAAATCAATACTCATGGCCTTCCTTTCTAAATTTAACTATCGAATCTTGAAAACGATATTCGCAACTATGCTTGTCGCCAGCTTGTTTAGTTACAAATACCAACCTGCAATCGGTGCAATACCACGCTGACCCTTGTGCAACGACAGTCGTCTTGTTTGGGTGCGTACCTTTCTCCCTACCAAAGAATGTGCGTATACGCTCAAGCACTGTTTCTCTCCCTAAGCCTTGCATCAACCTCATCAAGCAATGTATGCGGGTCGCTCCCAAGATTGTGGATGAGTCTTTCCAACTCTTCATCCGTAAGTCCTACCCATTTTCTTTTGGGCGGGAAAGACGACACTGCTAATCCATCCTTGAGTTGCCGCTTCAAAGCGGCGTTTTCATCCATAACCGTAGCCAACATTTGGAGATGCTCTTTGTGCCGCGCTTCCATGACTCTGACTATCTTTTCAAACTTGTAAGACCACGACCTCATAGCCTCACGCAAAATCTGCGATTCATACCAAACAAAATTCTCGTCTATACCTTCAACGTTAATGTTGTTTTTGACAATAAACATTTTGTCTTCGTCATCCATTCTGTTGCTCCTTCCATCGTTTACACAAATCTTTTGCCGTCTTGCTCTTAGGCTTCCTGTCGCACATGTTGCTGATTGATCGCTCCTTTGCTTTTTGTTTTAACGTCAGGGGCGGGGGCGGGTCAGGATATAAACCATTGAACCCCACTGTGCCTAGCACTGCACTGAGAATGAGTCGGTCAATCATTCCTCTACTCCCACGTTCAGTAAGCGCAGTTTCATGCGCTCAAGTAACCACAGAACATCCCCGCCATCGGCGTAGGTTGAAGCAAAATACTCTTCACCTTCCTTGTCGTAACCGATCAGGATTACACCCTCCAGTTTTCCTTTGCTGTTCTCAAGCACCATGTCAGGGTCAAGGTCGAGTCTAGTAATGCCGTTAAATAAAATGACGTTGCTCATGTCTCATCCTCCGCATGTTCAAATAGACGTTGCTTCAACCTTTCGATTCGGCGGCTGTTGTACTTGATAGCGGCATCTGCGTACTCAGCGGCAGTCTCAGCTTCCAACTTGCGTAGGTATGCTTCTTGTAGTTCGGTGTCGATCACTTCATAGATAGTCTTTGGTCTAAGAATATCCTTGATGTACTTGACTGTTGTCTCTCTGAATGTCATGCGTTCTTCTCCTTAAGTTTGGCTTCAATGGCGCGGACAAAACTTCCAGTGTTATGTGTGCCCCTAACAATTTCTGAAATATCCTCATTTGTCAGCCCTACCCATGTGCGCTGTGGTTGCATAGACAGTTTGATGTTGGCAACTCTTAGTCTGCCTACCAAGTCGTATGCCTGTTCTTCCAGTCGATTGCATCGCTCACAGTCCACAGGTCGATTGACCGCCTTGTCCACGCTGGACTGCATTTGCTTTTGCATCCCATCAATAAACCCACGCTCGTAATCTGCGCCTTGGTCAAGCGGTGGTTTACGCAAGATAACCTTCTCAGGGTCTGTTGGATGGTCTTCAAAATAAGCGGCTGTCATGCTTCCCTCGCTTTCACCGCTTTCAGTTTTGAGTCTGCATACTTGTCCGACAAATACTCCTTACTCCTTGTCCATGCAAGGCGAGCTTCAATCAGGCTGTTTGGTATTCGAGGGGGTACATTGCCGCCAAGCAACCACACCCACTGCTTATCCTTACCCAAACACCACAGTAAGTACCCTTGTGGTTTTTTGTTGTCGTACTCAAGCATCCAAATCATGTGTTCTTCTCCTTGAGTTTGGCTTCAACTGCTTCCATTGCATCTTCGGCGGTGCGACTAAATCTCCAACATTCGTCACGCTCTGAAATCGTCAGCCCTACCCAAGGGCGTTGATAAACTTGGATGTCATCGTCGTCTTCTGCTTTGCGCATTGCCGCCTTCACCGCTTCCTTGCGTTGCTTTGCTTGTCGTTCAATCTCGTTGAATGCTTCGTCTTCTTCAGTCATGTTCGCTCCCTTGTTATCTTTGGTTCTCTGCGTAAGACATACAGCCAATACTTGAATGACTTATGCCCACCCCGCCATGCGCCTATGTTTAAACGGATGGCGTACAAGAAGATGCCCCACTTGTAAGCCCAAGCAAGTTCTTTCTGCATCGAATCCCAGTCAGCAAAATTGCCGTTGTTGTATGTGATTCGGTACTTGAACTCAGTCATCATCGCCTCCGTTCTGCGTTGTGTAAATCATCCAACCGATCATGGCGCATACAATCACAAAAAAGATAGCGCCTAATCCCAACATGGCTGCCATAAAAATAATGCTTGCTAGTGCTTCTACCATGTCAGCCT